ATTCCAGGCACCTTCTGCGTCGGCACCCATGCTGTGTATGGCACCAATGGTGACTACCAAGATGTCAATCATGGCATCAAGATCGGTAACCGGAAGTCGGCTGTCTTCAAGTTCTTGCACTTCTTCCTTGATTAAATTGAGATATAGTGCATACTGATCTAGGTTCACAGAACCTACGGTTTGATTGCAGGCCTTCATGAACTTGGCCTGATCTTGAAACGGATTAATCATTTGGTATCTCCTGTTGATTATAAAATGGTCCACGATACGGGTAACGCTGTAACACTATCAGTTTGGGATCTTGTACTGTCTTCCACTTGCGACCTTTCTTGACCGAATACCATCCAGCCGCAAACCAACTACGACTCTTGGCACCCTTGGTGTACAAAGGCAACGCATGAGGTATATCCCAGACTGGATTGTGTACTCGTCCCACAGTAGGATACCCATGAACTGAATTTACGGTTGACTTGGGCCTAGTCCTGATCATGGGCGGTTCAAAACGTACTCCTGTACGTTGTTCCACCATTTTAATAGTTTTGTACTGTGTGATCTGATTGTTTATTCGTACTTGGTATCCGCCAGCACAGGCTTCCACATTACCAATCTTTTCTTCATCTTGTTGTAATATCCAAAATTTCTGGTCAATTACGGGTTTAGCTACGATCATCTTGTCTCCTTGATCTACATCGTTCTTGCACCGATGGTGGAACATCTGGATGCCAACCACCAATCAATATTCCGCAATCGTATCGCGCCACCGGATCCTCGGGCCAATTGCGTATTAAAAAAACTACCAGAAGTATTAAGCCTACGACTGATAGTGCCTGCCATAATCTAAACATTTAACAATCCTGAATAGGTTTGATTCATCCAGCGACCAAAGTGCTCGGCGCTTTCACTGCACTTGTTCAATTCGTATTTGCCACAGAACTGCATGAATCTCACTCCTACCTGTCCCACATCCTTGTGACTGATCTGTTCACGAATGGCAGTGTCTACAGTTAGTTTAACATCTTCAGGCTGTGCCGTCAAGTCAATCAAGGTCCTGTTGCGTTCGTAATCGTCTAGCACCTTGTGTTCTACACCATCTGGATCAGACCATCTTTGTAACATCATGTTGTTCCAGTTGTAACCTTTTCGGTCTTTGTCCGAGTATGCTTCCAGGAGCCCGACCTTGTTCTTGGTGCCTTTTGTCCTGACACCCGGGAAGGCGCTAAACACATTGTCGCTACTATCACCCCGCATGCATTTTTCAAACAGAAGCCATGCTGGGTCAGGGATTGTTTTAGCTTGTTTTGTTTTCTTATCGATAACTGGGTTACCTTTGGCATCAAATATTCCTTGTATGGTCAATAGCTCATCTGTAATACCATTGTATTGGGTCACATTGGGGGCTAATAATTGTACAAAATCAGTGTCACTGCTAATAACTATGTGTTCATCCAGGGGGTGTAGAGCAATCCATCTTGCTATAATGTCGTCGGCTTCCGCGGTTGGGCATCTAACAACACTACAGTTGGTTTTTTCAGACAGATATTTAGTTAGGTTATCATAGGTCTCCCAAAACATAGCATCTTCTTCGGCTTCTTTTTCTGTTAGTGCGGCACGGGCCACAGCACGATTGGCCTTGTATGGTTTATAATGATCCTTGCGCCAACTACGCCCTTCTAGGGCAAATAGCACGTGATCTGCTTCAAATCTTCTAGCCACTTTGTTAGCAGCCATCAAGGTTATATGCAGGGCGAATCCAATCTTTTCCCAGGTGTCACTGGCTCTAAAAGCACCGTGTCTTGCTCTAAAGAACATGTTGGCAGTATCTATTAATATATATTTCATATTATGAGTATAACATAAAATTTAGTAGAAGTCAAGGTGTAAGAGTTTTTAAATACGGAAATAATACGTTTTTGGTCCAACTAAGATACCCATCTACATTTGGATGAAAATCGTCAGATCCTAATAGATCATTTTTTAATGCCCACATGTAAGGGTCTGTAATTTTTGTCATCATCGAATTAAGATTTTTTTGGATGTCCAAAGGAAGGTATGGTTTGATACTGAAGTGTTTGGTCCTAGACGGTAAATCTCCATCTAAAAAATTCAAGAATACAAACTTATAATTTAAACTTTTTAAACAATGCCAGGTATTAAAAATATACAAATAGTTTTCTATCGCTCTTGATTCATTGGTTTTGGTCATTGAAAACTCTTTAAATGCGGCAACTGTATTACCGCGAGATTCGAGTCTTGAACCACCGGTTATAGCACTTATAACATTTTTACTATAACTAAACTTGAATGGATAGGTATTACTATTATTGGATTCTGGACAGATGTAATCGTCACGATCACACCCACTCCACATTACAACAATCAAGCTGTTTTTAGGATCGGGTTGATCAACATTTAATGCCCACAGTAAAGAGTTTGATATGTGTTGGTTACCTGCACCAGGTAATGAACAATCAAGTACCTGTGTAAATCCTCCAAAATCTTTAAGATAGTATGGCCAGGATGCAGCAGACGAATCATGATTATTGTAGGTAAAACTGCAACCACTAACTATTAAATTATCAATGCCAAGGTCAGCAATAGTATCAAATTGTTTTTTAATATTAGGACGAGTTTTAAAAACCATTTACAATTAAATATATTTGTTTGCAATAATATATTGTAACAGATATTTGGCCCAAAAGCAATGGGCATCTGCTCTAAAGTGGTAACTAGCCGGATTTGCCATCTTGAATCCGTTGTTTATAAGCACTTTGTTATAGGTTTGGGCAACATCATATGGACCAATATAGCTGGCGCCCCAATCTTTTTGTTCTGCAATTATAGGAACCATCCGATTGTTTTCCAAATGTAACCCACCAAAGTGACTGTTAGCATTAAAAAACACATGCGGTATTTTTAACGCATCAAGATAGCAATGAAACTGCCAGACATCTTGATGTGCTTGTTGTGTGCATTGTGTCCAGTCAACGTCTATAACGTACTGGCGATATTTTTCTTGCAACTCAGGTGGTACGTGATCCGTGCCTGATGCATTAACTTGCCACCATTGGTCCTGATAAAACCACTCTTCGCGTTCCCAGGTCGACCACTGTATCAACATAAATGTGTCGGACAGTTTGTCAGGATTTTGATCAATCCAGTTTTGAGTGGTTCTAATTATTCTGGCGTTACACCCGCCAGCTTGAGCATTACATACCAGTTCAGCGTTTAACAACTTGGCCAGTTTATAACCAAAACTTGCACGTAAATTGGCAGGGTGTGGCTGGCGTCCCATGCCCCAGCACTCGCCATCATCCTCAGCAAAGCCATGGGGGTTGACTGCTTCAGCACCTGCCGCATGACTGTCACCATTCACATACAGGATCACGATACTTCAGACCTACCGTCGCCAATGTCTTTGCTGCGAATGATCCTGTTGCCGTTCATGGCCTGCTCTTGTTCCCAAGTTTCAAGCACCACATTACGGCATACATTTTGAAACCAACGATCCACAATGTCAGCATCGCTGTCATCTTTTTTCATCATGTATCCATGTCTGACCAGGTCAGCAATCATCTTTTCATTCCAGTCAAACTCAAAGGCACCAGAATGTATATTGTTGGGATCTATTTCCATTGAAACAACATTAAAGTATGGCTCACCTCGTTCGGTGGCCAATTCTTTGGCAGTCTTTTCTGTTACCTTTGGCGCTCGTGGCTTGGGTGTTTCTGCTACCTTGACCATGGTTGGCTTCTTGCGAAAGCGATCAAAAAATCCCATTCGATTCCTTTTTTAACATTAACATCAGTCCTTCATTTCTGTGGTACCAGCGTTCTTGAAACATCACGGCTGTTAGAAAAACATTTGACTGTAGCACATCTAGTCGACGTGGCAACTTTAGATCATTTTCTTCAATATATCCACGCACCGCGATAGTGCCAAATAACCATCGTCCTGTTGCATAACATCTACGAGGCCACCAACATCGACGGTATTCAAACACAGCTTGGTTTGCAAAGCTGTCGTAATGATCATTACTCATGGCCCGCTTGCCGTAG